TTACTAGATGCAATCAAAGATAGGCTAGAGTTTCCAGAACTTCGTAGAGTTGCAAAAGAGCAATACGATTACTGGGAACCAGAGACTGTGTTGATTGAGGCGAAAGCATCGGGTCTGCCACTGACATACGAACTTCGTAACATGGGTATACCTGTTGTCAGCTACACACCATCGAAAGGTAACGACAAGCACACACGTGTTAATTCTGTTGCACCGCTGTTTGAAAGTGGTATGATATGGGCACCTTTGGATAAACAGTTTGCACAAGAGGTTGTAGAAGAATGTGCAGCTTTTCCATATGGCGATCATGATGACTTGGTGGATAGTACAACACAAGCTATCATGAGATTTAGACAAGGTGGTCTAATTAATCACCCTGAAGATTATCAGGATGAAAGATTGCCTAAAAGAAAATTTAAATATTATTGGTAGATTATGATTCCAGCAACCATTCCATATGTAGGCGCAGTAGCTTTAGCTAAAGCAGTTGGTGTTAGCACGGCTGGTTTAAGCATTATAGAGTTGTCTAACGCTATTACACAAAAAATAAAAGAAAACCCAGAAATATTAAATACACCTCAAGCACGGGGAATTGCATTTGCTATGGGCATAAACTTACCCGGAGTCTTCGCACCTGATGCAGAAGAAATAGACAAAACAAAAAAAGAAATACAAGAGGGCTTAAAGCCAGGAGAAACATCTCCACCAATAGACCAAGGGCCTATAAAAACAGGAGAAACAATACTACCTAAAATAGAGACAACCGAAACACTACCTGCAGCAGAAAGAGTAGGACCTATTAAAGAACAGTTTCCGTCAGAGGCAGATAAAGTAAATATTCCGATAATTACCTATAGTAAAGAATTTCCTAAAGATGCTAAAGATTTACTTGAAAGATCTGTTGGGTCAGAAAAAGGTAATAAGGCTATAGAAAAAATTTTTGACGATAGTATTTTTGATGACGTGTTAGAACCATCAGAATTAAATAGAATTAGACAGCTTGAGGATTCTTATGTGGGAGGACTTGCTGATACAGGAGATGCAGCTATTCCAACAATTTTTGAAAATAGTATGTTAGATCAATATGAAGACTATATGGAGGATTATAAGGATGCTTTAGCAAATGCAGCTAGAGAGACATTAGGTAATGAATTTAAAGCATATAGATTAATGGAGAAGGAAGATGCATTAAAAATGCTTATTGATGGAGAATTTCCAAATATTAAAAGACTACAGGAAAATGAAGAAGGAGAAGATGTTTATCAAGATGTAATAGTGGACATGATGGGCGGAAAAACACCGTTGTCTAGAGAGGCTTTTAGTTTTAGTTTGAACCCTAATGATGCGTTAGCATTTAGATTTATGACTGCAGGTGGTAGGGCTGATAAAAAAGATGAAGATTTTGTTTTAATTGAAATGAAAGCAAGTCCAACAGATATAGTTATGAGGGGTCACGAAAGTGAAAAAGACCTTGTTTTAAGGGTTGATGGAGAAATAGCTGGTAGTAATTATGTTACTCCAAAACTTTTTAATGTTTATGATATTCAATTTGGAGAAAAAAATAAAGTAGAATTATCTGAAAATGAACTATTTAAAAACTTTGTTGAACAATCTAAACAAAGAACTAAAAAAGCAGACGGAGGCATAGTAGACCTATTAAGATTATGACATTCACATTTAAACACCCTAGTAAATACAAGAAACTATCGACAGGAGCACCCCCTAAATCTGGCCCTACACCACAAGGGTTGAATGTTGACTATAATACTGTTAAGACGGTAAAACTGGAGAAAACAAATGGCAGAAATAGACAAGTCTTTACCGAACGTAAAGCAAACAATAAACGTACCTAGTCCTGAAGAGATAGTAGTAGATATTCAAGATCAGCAAAAAGAGATAGCTGATAACCCACCTTTAAACATAAAACCAAATGAAGATGGTAGTGTTGATATAGAATTTAGTCCGTCTGTTGCTGGTGAAGAGCAAGGACAAGACCACTTTGCAAATCTTGCAGAGTTATTACCAGAAGAAGTATTAAGGCCTATCGGCAGTGAACTGTTTTCTAATTATCAAGATTACAAAGCATCAAGAAAAGATTGGGAGCATGCATACACAAACGGTTTAGATCTTTTAGGATTTAAGTATGAAGAAAAATCAGAACCGTTCAAAGGCGCATCAGGTGCAACACACCCAGTATTAGCAGAAGCTGTTACACAGTTTCAAGCATTAGCGTACAAAGAATTATTACCATCACAAGGACCAGTTAGAACACAAATCATTGGTGCACCAACTCCAGACAAAGAAGCACAAGCACTACGTGTAAAAGAATTTATGAATTACCAAATAATGTCAGAGATGAAAGAGTATGAGCCAGAGTTTGATCAAATGTTATTCTATTTACCATTAACAGGTTCAACATTTAAAAAAATTTATTACGACGAGATTATGCAGAGAACAGTTTCTAAATTTGTTTCTGCAGATGATTTAATTGTTCCGTATTCAGCTACCTCATTAGATGATGCGGAAACAATTATTCATGTTGTTAAAATGTCAGAAAACGAATTAAGAAAGCAACAGGTCGCTGGATTCTACAGAGACATTGAGTTGTCACCAGGACAAAGCGAAGAGACAGAGTCACAGAAAAAAGAACGAGAGCTAGATGGCATGAGCAAAAGTAGAGACCAGCAAATGTTTACATTGTTGGAGTGTCATGTAAATTTAGACATAGAGGGTTTTGAAGATACTGATAGCGCTGGTCAAGCAACAGGTATCAAGTTGCCTTACATAGTTACAATCGAAGAAGGATCTAATGAAGTATTATCTATTAGAAGAAACTACGAAGTAAACGATGCAACTAGAAGTAAGATACAATATTTTGTTCATTTTAAATTTTTACCAGGTCTAGGCTTTTACGGTTTTGGTTTAATCCACATGATAGGTGGACTATCTAGATCTGCAACTGCAGCTCTTAGATCTCTGCTTGACGCTGGAACCTTTTCTAATCAGCCATCAGGATTTAAGATGCGTGGTATAAAATTAAGAGATGAAGCAGCTCCGATACAGCCAGGTGAATTTAGAGATGTAGATGCACCAGGTGGTAATTTGAGAGATGCATTTATGCCTTTACCATTTAAAGAACCATCAGGCACACTGCTACAGTTGATGGGTATCGTGGTTCAGGCAGGACAAAGGTTTGCATCCATCGCTGACCTACAAGTCGGTGAAGGCAATCAACAAGCGGCTGTTGGTACAACTGTTGCTATGTTGGAAAGAGGATCTAGAACAATGTCAGCCATCCACAAGAGGCTCTATGCCTCAATGAGAAGAGAGTTTAGTTTAATGGCTAGAGTCTTTAAACTTTACCTACCTCCAGTCTATCCCTATGACGTTGTTGGCGGTCAAAGACAAATCAAGCAATCTGATTTTGATGACCGTATTGACATACTGCCAGTTGCAGATCCCAATATCTTTAGCCAAACGCAAAGGATATCTTTAGCTCAAACTGAAATGCAGCTGGCAGCATCTAATCCTGCTATTCACAACCAGTATGAAGTTTACAGAAACATGTACGAGGCACTAGGTGTTAAAGACATAGATTTAATTTTAAAAAAACCACAACCACCAATGCCAAAAGATCCAGCGTTAGAGCACATTGATGCTCTGGCTGGTGTGCCGTTTCAGGCTTTTCCTGGACAGGATCATCAGGCTCACATCACAGCGCATTTAAATTTTATGGAAACTAACATGGTGAAAAATTCACCAGTGATAGGTGCTGCAATACAAAAAAATATTCTAGAACACATTAGTTTAATGGCGCAAGAACAAATTGAAATGGAGTTTAAACAAGAATTACCACAACTTGCACAGATGCAACAGATGGCTATGCAAAACCCACAACTACAAATGCAGGTTAGAATGCTAACAGAGAAGATTGAAGCTAGAAAAGCAGTGTTAATATCAGAAATGATGAAAGATTTTGCTGAAGAAGAGAATAAAATTACGTCAAGATTTGATAATGACCCTATTGCTGCACTAAGATCTAGAGAAATAGACTTACAAGCAAGAGAAAATGAGAGAAAAGAGCGTGAAGGTAAGGAAAGATTAGACCTAGATCGTATGAAAGCGATGATGAATGACCAAAATCAAGATGAAAAACTAGATCAAAATGAAAAACTGTCTAAGTTAAGAGCTGATACGTCTATTCAAAAAACTATTTTAAGTAAAACTATACCATCAACGGATAAAATACCAAATCAAGTATCAATTGTTAGAGGAGAGGAGTAAAATTTATGGCATTTCCTATTTTAGGTGCACTAAAACTTGCAGTAAACGCTGGTTCGCACATTTATAAGAAGAAAAAAGAAACACAAATGATGATGGCTAACGCACAAGCCAAACATGCTGAGAAAATGGCAAACGGTGAGTTAGAATATTCTGGAAAATTACTAGAAGCTAGACAATCGGACTGGAAAGACGAATTCGTATTGGTCGTTTTAACGCTCCCGATACTAGTGATTGCTTGGGGGGTCTTCTCAGACGATCCGAGTGCGTCTGCGAAGATAAAAGAGTTCTTTGAACAATTCCAACAGCTGCCGTCGTGGTTCACAAATTTGTGGATTCTTGTCGTCGCGAGTATATATGGTATAAAGGGAACTCAAATTTTTAAAAACGGAGGAAAAAAATAATGCCAAATAGACTATACAACAAACAAGTTTCACCTAAAGGATACAAGATGGGTGGAAGAGTTAAAAAAATGGGTGGTGGAATGATGAAAAGAAAACCCATGATGAAAGGATCTAAACCTGATTTTTTAGATTTAGATAAAGACAACAATAAAACTGAGTCCATGAAATCTGCAGCAGCATCAGCTAAAAAAATGATGAAAGGTGGCAGAGTTAAAAAAATGGGTGGCGGAATGTCTAAGTTAAATCCAGGCCTTAGAAAATTTATGATGGCTAAAAAGAAAGCTAAATAATGGCTGGACCTGGTTTATACGCAAACATTGCAGCTAAAAAAGCTAGAATCAAAGCTGGCTCTGGAGAGAAGATGAGAAAACGAGGAGCCAAAGGTTCACCAACTGCAGCTAACTTTAGAAGAGCTGCACAAACAGCGAGGAAAAGATAATGACTAAATTATGTCCTAGAGGTAAAGCAGCGGCGAAGCGAAAATTTAAAGTGTACCCGTCAGCGTATGCTAATGCCTATGCTAGTAAAATTTGTGCAGGTAAGATCAAAGATCCATCTGGTGTAAAGAGAAAAGATTTTAAAGGACGTAAACCAGCTGCCATGGGTGGTAGAATATACAGAGCTGGAGGCGGACTTACAGAGGCTACTGAAAGATTAAGAAGACAAGGCCTTGGCATGGGTGGTAGCGCTTGCATACAAATAAAAGGTTTTGGTAAAGCACGAAGACCAAATAAATAATCATGGCAAAGAACGGTCTTGATAAATGGTTCAAACAGAAATGGGTGGACATTGGTAGCAAAAAGAAAGATGGTTCTTTTGCAAAGTGTGGCCGTTCAAAACAGAAAGCAGACGCAAAGAGAAAATATCCTAAATGTGTTCCATTAGCTAAAGCAAGACGAATGTCTGAGGGACAAAGAAAATCTGCGGTAACAAGAAAAAGAGCAGTTGCTCAAGGTGTTGGTGGTAAACCAACTAATGTAAAAACTTTTACAAAAAGAAGTAAAGCTGCCGATGGTGGTTACATGGGGACTTTTATAAAATTAAATGTAGATGGAAAAGTATCTGGAAATCCAAGTTACAGAAAATATTATAAAGGCATGATCTAGTGAGAAGACAAGACAGACAACCACCTAAAACTAAAAAGTATTTTAGGTCAACTAAGTCTGGTGCAGGCATGACCAAGGCTGGAG